AATTGTAAAAAAAAATATTTTTTAGAGATATAAGCATGGCCGGAGGACTTTCTCAGTTAGTCGCATATGGCGCCCAGGACGTGTACCTGACCGGCAACCCCCAGATTACTTTCTTCAAGACCGTGTACCGCCGCTACACCAACTTCGCCGTTGAGTCCATTCAGCAGACCATCAACGGTTCCGTGGCTTTCGGCAACAAGGTGAGCACCCAGATCTCCCGTAACGGTGATCTGATCACCGATGTCGTGATCGAGTTCGTGCTGGCCAAGAACGTGACTGGCGCCAACACTACCTTCTTCCCCGCCGAGCAGCTGCTGCAGGACGTCGAGCTGGAGATCGGTGGCCAGCGCATTGACAAGCACTACAACGACTGGTTCCGCACGTACGACTCCCTGTTCCGCATGAACGACGACCGCGTGAACTACCGTCGCATGACCGACTTCGTGGACGGCGAGAACACCCTGAACGCCGCCTCCCCCACCGTCAAGCGCTTCTACGTGCCCCTGCTGTTCTTCTTCAACCAGACCCCCGGCCTGGCCCTGCCCCTGATTGCCCTGCAGTACCACGAGGTGAAGCTCTACTTCACCCTGGCTTCCCAGGTCAACGGTGTCAACGTGAACAACGCCGGTGTCACCCCCTCCACTGTCACCCCTCCCACCATGGCCGTGTGGGTCGACTACATCTTCCTGGACACCCAGGAGCGCACCCGCTTCGCTCAGCTGCCCCACGAGTACCTGATCGAGCAGCTGCAGTTCACTGGCTCCGAGACCGCCACTCCCTCCACCACCAGCCAGGCCAGCCAGAACATCCGCCTGAACTTCAACCACCCCACCAAGTACCTGGCGTGGAACTTCAACAACCCCACTGCCACCAGCTACGGCCAGTACACCGCCCTGGCCAACCTGACCCCCAACTCCAACACGGCCGTGGGCGACACCGCCAACACCGAGTCCTTCAACGAGTCTCTCGCCGTGCTGGACCAGGCAAAGATCCAGCTCAACGGACAGGATCGTTTCGCCACCCGCAAGGGCTCCTACTTCAACAAGGTGCAGCCCTACCAGACCATCGGCGGCAACACCCCCGCCGGTGTCTACATTTACTCCTTCGCCCTCAAGCCCGCCGGTCGCCAGCCCTCCGGAACTTGCAACTTCTCGCGCATTGATAACGCTACTCTGTCGCTGACCTACAAGACCGCCTCCGTGGACGCCACCGTGCAGCCCGCCGCACTCGCCAACTCCCTGTACCAGAGCGAGTCCATCACCGCCAACACCGCCACTTCCCTGACCGCCCTGAACATTTACGCCAAGAACTACAACGTCCTGCGCATTATGAGCGGCATGGGTGGCCTCGCGTACGCCAACTAGATATTTCACATCATTTTGTTCTGTTTTCTTACAAATGTTTCAAAAACACTTTATCAAGTCTTTTGAATCCAAGTAAACGATATTCATAACAAATGAGACGTCACAGCGGTGAGTAACACGATAGCACTCGTAAAGGTAACTACAATCATTGCGCTTCTGGCAATACTCGGCGAATCTTCTTCCGGTTCCGTCGGCGTCTCCATTCGAATGATCGTATCGGGCGGATGCTCTATTTCTCGATGTATCACGACTTTTTCTCCGTTTTCGTCCATCTTTGCCCCCACCGCAAAGTCTCCATCCGGCTGTAGAAATACCTTGGACGTTGCGTCCTCGTACACTTCGAAGACGTTGTATTTGGCCGGCATCATTTTTTACATCAGAATGTTTTTTCTTCGTGATATGGGCGAGATGTGTTACCAGGGTCAAATGACATAGGAAAAGCGCATGCACACTTCGTCTCCCATTGTCTTCATGGTCAGACGGATATTCTTGTTGATTTCGAAACGACAGCTCTCGGGAGACCTAGATAACAACTCGAGTAGAGAAGCGAACATTTTGTTGCTTAGCTTTTCGTTAGGAAACATCTTTCTCAAGCTCAACTTCCAGAAATACTCACCCATCTCTGTATACGATTTACTCACGCACGCAGTGTGATATGCGTCGAATTTCTTGACGAATTCATCGGCGTTCATATCCACGATCTTGTGCATGTCCGCGACAATTTCTTTCATGTGGAATAATCCGGGAATGAATAGATCGTTCCACGCGTTCAACACGGGGACGACAGAGTTTCTGATTTTCCCTCTGTGGAAGTGAGGTGGCGTCGAATTGGGGAGATAGGGAATTTGATGCTTTACGGCATACGCAACGATGTCGTCTTTGGAAACGCTCAACAAAGGCCTGAAAAACGTGATGCCATCCTGTTGCACGACCGTGTCCATGCCGAACAAGTTTTCGTATTTATGGCAATTACTGATATTTTCCAAGATGTTTTCGAGGCAATCATCCTTGTTGTGACCCATCACAACCATCGCATTTCCTCCAATATTTCTATACGTAGAATATCGAACGTTCCTCGTGTATTTTTCGTACACAGATCGCATATCGTGTTCCGTGCACGCCTTCCTCTTTATCTCCCACAAACGTCTCACGTGAAGTGGGTACCCGAGAGAGTTCACCCACTCCGTGACGAATGTTTCCTCGTCATACGCGGTATCTCTATTGGTATAATTGACCATGACGACTTCTATATCGTATTTGTACGATTCTCGTAGTCCGTGAATTATATGAAACGCGGTCATCGAATCGGACCCTCCCGAAATGCTCATCACGAGTTTTTCTGGACGATGCACATCCAATGCCTTTTTCACAGCCTTCACAACGGAATTCTTCGAATCTATGGGAAAGACACTTCGACAAGGCACGAAAGCCAGAGTATCGGAATGCTTCTTTGGCTCAAACTTCGTATCAACATATGACGTTGAGATGAATGGCATCTGATCAGATGTGGGGCATCTCGTATACGTCGCTTTCAGAAAGCGAAACAAGAACGGATGACACCCAGGCCTCGCTCTCTTCCATGCTTCGTTCGCCACTTGGGCTATATTGACCGGATCTTGCGTGTGTCGAATCGGAAGATGTGCAAAACACCATTCTAGATCGGTGAGAGAATCTACATCAATATGTACATAATGCTTGAGCGACAATCTCAAAAAATACTCAATGCACTCCGTCTCTGCTTGTTCTTCGCTCCTGCAAATGTGTCTCGGTAGCTGGTCGTACATTATCGTGAAAGCTAGATGATCTCTAGGGGTTCCATCCACGAATACATTCGCTTGCGACCCATTGCATATCAAAAGATGACCATACTTCTTCGACAGATACAGATCTTCGCATTCGGTCTTCGAGAACCAGAATTTCTCATGTCCTAGAAACTCTTCGAGGAAATCGTGAATACTCATTTTTATTTTGCTTTACACAGATAATTGTCATCTTAGATACTTGTTGCGTCGATATGTCTAAAGAAGGAAAATACCGTCAGCCTAAGTCGCAGCATACTTGTAAATACGATTCAATACGAGGAAGAAAAAAGTTATAAATCCCACGAATGTTGCGATGAGTAGCATATTGGCGAAAGCGGCCATACGAGGGTTCGTGCAACACCGCATTTTTTATTACAAGCAGGTAGATCATCATCTTATATCATCAACAACATCCCCGGATCAAATGACAACACTCAAAAGCTTATATAAGCTCGGTCTGAAACATCATCACAAATGTGGTTCTTGTTCTTGATGTTTGCGTCTGCACTCGCACGCCCGATGCCGACCACTGTGAAGTTTGGCATCGCCACGCTCAATTATGCAGATGCAGATGCTCGTCGAAACCCGGATGCTATCCCGATGGAAGATGCTCTCATAAATCTCGGTCCGAAAATATTGAGATTTCCAGGCGGTCTGGAAGCATCTTCCTATCTCTGGGCCACATCACCATCGTGGACTCCGGATTCTCACGCGCCGGCATTCAACACGACCTCGCGGTGGCCAAATTCTGTCGATACGATCGTGAAAAACAACACATTCGTAGACGCGATAAATTTCGACGAGTTCATGGCAAATGCCGGTGATGCCGACATCGCGATCGTGATCAATTTCGACAGCATGTACACGGACGACGGGCCTTCGAAAGAATTCCTGATAGAAACCGCGCGGCAATGGGTGAGATACTGCAAGATGAAGAATTATACGGTAGCCTATTGGGAGATAGGCAACGAGAGCGATATGACCAAGAGCGCGTACAATGGATATCCCGAAAACGGTACGCGATACGGCGAAGACTTTATTGACTTCGCAGTCGCTATGCGCGAAGAGGACGACACTATCTTGATCGGTATGAACGGGTCTAAAGAGACTTTCATGAGAGACGTTCTCAACATTTCCGGAGAGCATGTAGATTTCGTGGCTATTCATCCGTTTCCTCTCTGGGGGTTCTCCCGCGGATATGATGACTACATGGCCGGAGAGGGTCATTACGAGGACAAATACGACATTTTCGTCAAGGCTTTGGCGATCAGTTCCGTATCTGAACAGAAGAAAAATGATATATTCGCGATGATAACCGAAACGAGTCCCGTCGACTGGAGCGCGCACGATTCCAACAGGACGGGATGGTTGGGAAACGACGTCGGGCACATGATCGCGTTCTTTGATATGCTGGGTCGTTTCGCGGCGATGCCCAAGGTACGCGGCGGAATCATCGCGTGGACGACGCATTGGGTGGAACACGAGAAGAAAACTGATGTCTTCGAACTCTTGAATCAGGACAACAAAATAACTCCTATCGGGCGG